ACATCATTTGTTGGTACTGATGGAAATACTTATTCATTGACTGATGTTGGTGAAGATGGTTATATTAAATCTGCAAGAACAACAGGCGGTGTTATAGATAGTCCACTAATATGTTTAACTCAATCTGATGGTACAAAGAATCAGGGAACAATTGATTATACAACTGGGAAGGTAACATTAAATAGTTTAAATATTACAACTATTAGTGATGGAACAAAAACGCTTCGACTTACAGTTATACCAGAAACAAACAATTCTGATATCACTCCATTGAGAGAACAAGTTTTAACTTATGATGTAACTGATACAGATTCTATTAATATAACAATGATTGCAGAAACAATAGTATAATGGCAACAAAAATAAATCCAAATCAACCACTACATCCTAGTTTTGATGAACGTGTAAGTGTTAAGGTAGATGGACAGTTGCCAGATTTTGTTACAAGAGATCATCCTACCTTTGTAGCATTTCTTGAAGCATACTATGAGTACATGGAGCAGGAAGGTAAACCTTATGAGATTATTGGCAACTTAAATAACTATGCAAATATTGGTAAAACTACAGACGAATTTTTAAAGTACTTTAAAAACCAGTTTGCAATAGATATTCCAGAACTTGCTTTTAGTATTGCTAATAAACCGATGGCGTTAAAACGGTTGAGAGATTTCTATCGGGCAAAGGGTAGTGAGAAATCATTTAAGTTTTTCTTTAGGTTATTATATAATCAAGAAATTGATATGTATTATCCCTCTGTAGATATACTTAGAACCTCGGACGGTAGGTATGATAGTAGCTCCATTCTTAGGTGTATTGATAATAGTGGTAATGATAATGTATTTAAATTACAGGGAAAAAAAATTACTGGTTTGGTTTCTAATGCAACCGCTCTTGTAGAATCTGTATTAAATGAAACTGTTGGGTCTACACTAGTTTCAACAATTTATCTTTCTGGAACTAATGGGGATTTTATATCAGGGGAAACGATAACAGATGATACATATTCGTTTGTCTTAGGACAAATGCTTACAGATATTAATATTAGTGTTGAAGGAAATGGTTATGGACTTGGAGATAATATTCCTATAATTGGTGGAGGTATTATAAGTTCGGGTGCTGTTGCAAAAATTTCAAAATTAAGTGCTGGATATATTACAAGTGTTGCTATATCTCAAGGTGGTAGTGGTTATGTTGTTGGTGATAAATTTGATATTGATAATGTAGGACACTTAGATATTAATGGTCGAACAATGAGTTTACTTGTTTCTTCTGTAGATGTTTCTGGTGTTGTTACTGGACTTACATTAGAAAACATGGGAAGGGGTTATACATCATTACCAACTATTAGTGGTGGTTCTGGTACAGGATTTGTTCCAACTATGTCGGGAAAGATGGTTGGTGGTATTGAAAAAATATCAATAGATAATCATGGTTATGGTTTTATTTCAACGCCAACATTAGATTTAACAGGTTTTGGAGATGGAACAGCTGTAGCGACTACTAGTGTTGGTGCGTATGTTGGAAAATACAAACAAGGGTTTAGTGGTGATAATGGATTCTTATCTGCAAATAAATATATTCAAGATAGTCATTATTATCAATTATACTCTTATGTAATTACGGTTGGTGAAACAATCGATAAATGGAGAAGTTATGTAAAAAGAGCTGTGCATCCTGTTGGTTTGGCGATGTTTGGTAGATTGCAACTAATATCGAATATAAAAACAAATTTAAGGATAACAGATATTCCATCGACATCTAGGTATACTATTATATTCCATGATGGAACTATTATACCGCCTGTAAGATTGAATTTGAAAATAGATTCATGTGAAGGTGAGATTACTTGGGTAGTCGCTGATGGTACATCAAATGAGAATGAGTATGGATTAATATCTGAAGCGGATGATGAACAAGAAGATTTTGGATTAGTATCAGAAGCTAGTGGAGAGGGTAGTGAAAGTTATGGTATGGCTGCAGAACCAGTTTCAACTTGGACATTACCCACAAGATGCCAAACATATGAACAAGAATTAGGTGTTCAGACTTTATTGGATGGCGGTTTTGATGATTACTTATTTGTTAATCTAATAGCTACAAGGTATGCTAATTTTGGACTTCTCCATGAATCAACCGATAATCCAGAAAATTATGGTTTGATTAGTGAGGGTATGTCTGGTGGTTTTTCTCAATTACGACTTGGGCCGTTAAAAAGAACTCTTGATAGATTAAAGTTTAATAGTCAAGGTGGATATAGTCAGATCATCGGAACTCTTGAGCAATCTGGTACAATTATTAGTAATTTTAAAGACGAAAAAGTTTCAGAATATATTTTCTTCTCTGGACGAAAACAAAAGAAATTAACAAACGCTACAATAACACATTTTACAACAGCAGACGAAGCTACTTGGCCTGCATATACTACTTTGCCATTTTCATAATAATTAAAAATAAGTCTTATAAATATAGTAGAAAACAAAATTAAAAGGAAAAATAATTATGAGTGCTATAATCCATAATAGTTTTAGAAAATATAACGCAGATAACTTTATCGCTTCAATGGGTACTAATAAAGTTTATTTGATGATAGGTAAAGATTCGCCTTGGTCTGGAGCTAGCGCTGGTGAGTATGTCGAACAAACCCCTACTGATATGATTATTCCAGTTCCAATCGATACTACAGTCTCTCCTTATATTCATCATGCTGATATGATTGCTGCCAAACTTATTCCATTGTCCAGCGTTTCTCATGTTATTAAGAGAGTTAATTGGACTATTGGTACGGTCTATCCAGAATACGATCATTTACAGGATGATATTATTGATACAGATTTCTTTGTTTTTACAAGTGCATTTAGAGTTTATAAATGTATTAGTAATTATCATGGAGCTACATCTTCAGTAGAACCTACTGGTGTTTCAACTGATATAATTGAAACAGCAGATAATTATAGATGGAAGTTTATGTTTGAAGTGCCACAGGGAGATGTTTTGAAATTTGTAACAAGTGATTGGATTCCAGTTAAAGAAATATTAACTGATGATAGTTCAGACCAATGGGATGTACAAGATGTTGCTGTTCATGGTGCATTAGATCATATTGATGTAACAGATGGCGGTACTGGTTATAAGTCAGCTATTGGAACAGCAATAACAGGAACAACTAATAATATTACATTAGCGTTAGGTGCTAATGCTACTGATGATTATTATAATGGTTTAACAATTTTTATTACTTCTGGAACGGGCGCAAATCAATTAAGAACAATTACTGATTATGATGGCTCACAAAAAATTGCAACGGTTGATGCTGTATGGACAGTTGGACAAGAACCAAATAATTCAAGTGAATATTCTATAGCACCCCCTGTAACCGTAACTAGTGGCGGTATTGGAACTGGTGCTATTGCAAGAGTATCAAGTGTAGATACTGGTGTTATTAAAAAAGTAGCTATGGTTTCAGTCGGAACAAACTATGCATCTGCTACTGCAACTGTTAATATTATTAGTGGTGGTGGTACGGGCGCAATTATTACTCCTAGAATTTCTCCGCCAGGCGGACATGGAAGTGATGCTATCGCAGAACTTGGAGGTGCTTTTGTTATGTTGAATGCTCGACTTATTGGTAACGAAGGTGCTGACTTTCCAGTAGGTGATGATTTTAGAAAAGTACATCTTTTGTCTAATCCAAAAACAGGTGGAGTAGTTGCTACTGGTACAACATATAACGCAAATGAGATTGATGATGGTACTGGACAAATGATTTATACAGAATTCAGAACACCGATTAATAGAGCATCTGATTCTACTGAGGATATAAAATTAGTTGTTGAATTCTAAGTATAAATAAAAACAAGTATACAAAACAAAAAGGTTAATTATGTCTGATAATAATATTACAGTAAATACAAATCAAAGTCCTTACTTTGACGATTTTGATGAAAGTAAAAACTTTCAGCAAGTCATGTACAAACCATCTTTGCCAGTACAGGCTAGAGAACTAACTACTCAACAAACTATTCACCGTGACCAAATAAAAAAGTTTGGAGATCATGTTTTTAAAAATGGTAGTAAGGTAAGTGGTGCTGACGTAACATTAAACTTAGATTACGAATATGTTAAACTCCAGACTCAATTAAATGGGGTTGATATAAATGTTTCTAATTTTGATGGAAAGACTATTGTTGGTAATGAGTCTGGTACTAAAGCACTAATACTTAAAACTATAGCAGCTGATACTACAGCTAATGAACCAGATACACTTTTTGTTAAATACATTACAGGTGGGTCAGTAACAGACGGTGTACAAGGAATTAAAATTAATGATACAGGTACAGGATATACTAGTATTCCAAACGTAATAATTACTGGTGGCGGTGGAACTGGTGCAACAGCTGTTGCAAATGTCAACAATGGTGGTATAACTTCAATTGATATGAAAACGGCTGGACAGAACTATACTTCAGCACCAAATATTACCTTTACAGGCGGTAGTGGAAGTGGGACGGATGCATCTTCTACGATTGAAACAAAACCAGCATTCCTTAGTAATGAAAGAGTTAACTCTACCGATCTTGCTGTTGCCGCTTTAACTGCAACTTCATCTCCAACTGGTACTGGTAGTGCTATATCAATTGCTGATGGTGTTTTTTATGTTAATGGTAATTTTATAAAAATAACATCTGAGACAATGGTTTTAGATAAATATGATAATACACCTTCTTATAAAGTTGGTGTAACTGCTACTGAAAAAATTGTAACGTCAGGTGATGATTCAACCTTGTTAGATAACGCACAGGGTTCTTTTAACTTCTCTGCTCCTGGCGCAGATCGTTTAACAGTTTCAATAACATTAACAAAGAAAATACTCACCTCAATAGACGATACAGATTTCTTTGAAATATTTAGAATTGATAATGGTTTAAAACAACTAGATGTTGCAGTACCATTATATTCTGAATTAGAAAAAACATTCGCCAGAAGAACATTTGATGAATCAGGTAGTTATACTGTAAG